TGACCAGTGGTGTCAAAAACGGATCCACGGCTGCGATTCAACAGGGTCATTTTATCGAGGGGGCTTCCACGGGTCAGGCTTGCCCCGCAGGATTGCAACTGCTCGGACGTAGTAATCGCAGTCAGTTTTGCCTGCTGCTTCCAGCGCTGCCTTAATCTTGCGCCAGTTCTCTAAAGTTTCAGCATCCATCACGAAGTTGCTGTTGCAGATATTCTCGCAACGCTCTGTCGTTTGGTGTTTTTGGAGTCTTTAGATCCAGCTCAAAGATACGGTCCCGTAGTTGCTGCTTACGGGCTTGGCAAAACTGCTGCTTGACTTCGGCTGATTTGGCGTAGCGCGAGTCGATGGTAACCGTTGTCGCCACAACAGTGGTTAGCAGTGCCAGCAGACCACCGAGCAGCGACAAACGGTTGTCCATCTATCTGCCCTGACCACGCAAGGGCTTCTTACCGCGACGACGCGGACGTGAATGCTGCCCGAAACCCTGGGATGTGGTTTTGGGGCGTCCGGCTTTGTGCTCAACCCGCCCCAGTGCAGTCTTGGACTTGACTGCCATTACGGTGCCTCCGGCCAGGTGATCTCCCAAGGGAAGCCAGCTTGTGCAGTTACATCACGCAGGTCTTGGCGATAAGCAGCCCAGATAGCAGCATCGACGGGTGCATCTGGTAACTGGGTCCAGTCGCAATCGGCTAGACGTTTATTGCGATCATCGCGGACAGACTTGCCCTGTTCAGCATCCTTGGCTAAGCAATATGCCTCGTACTGCTCAGCGGCGGTATGCACCACGCCTTCGTCGTCGGTGTAATCCTGGAAAACAGGACCGGCAACGTATTTCGTGAACCACTGTCCGTTGACCTCTTCGACGCCATCGCGCTGGCTGTATTGATACGGCGGGGTGACGGTGGCTTGGGCGCCTTCGAGCACCGGGTCGTAGCCAAACTCGTCGATGATCTCGCCGGTGAGTCGCGGCGGGAAGCTGGTGTTGCGGTTGTCGCGGCGAAACGCGTCCTCAGTGATGACGGCGCCGGTGGTGCGGTTGCGGAGTTCCATGGGTCTACGCTATTGCGAGGAAGATGTATCTGCCACCGCTTGCATTGATGGCGGCAGGGGCAGTGGAGCTGATCTGGAAGCCAGAACTCAGCGGGTCGATGTAGTCGGTGCTGGTGACTTCTGCAGAAGTGGAGTTAAGCAGTAGGTAGGGGTCGTTGCCGCTAACAATGCCGCGAGCGGTGTCCCAGGTGTACCAGTCACCTGTGGAATCGGCGCGCTTGATTAGAACAAACCGTGCACCAGATGTAAAACCGCAGTCAATACTAAGAGTAGTACCAGTACCGGTATAAGTACCAACTTTACTAACACCGGGGCAAGAAGCAAATAAGTAGGAAATAAAATTAACAGACGTATTGTTACGAAGCACTCCTACATTGAACTCGGTTGCTGTCGGCGGTGTTAATGTGAAATAACTGCTGTTGGAGAAAAAAGCATCTGACGTATTAAGGCGTGCAACAAAGCCAAAGTTTGTGCCGCCATAATTTATGTCTGCAGCAAGTGCGGACACCATCCAATTCGTGACACTTGGGGCACCATCTCGGTTTTTAACAATTATTAGCTCTGGCTGTACTCCAAGATTATGAGAAATTAAACGGCCTGTTGTGCCATCGCCCGTATAAGCCACCACGTCGAAGAAGCCGGGGGCGCGGCGGAATGTCTCGTATATAGCGGATACTCCACCCGAAACCCAGCCATCCTTAAAAAACGTATTTGAATCAAAGGCAGAGAGAGAACCTGTGTTTTCGGCAGTTGTTGCAGAAGTAAAAAGCACCGCTGTTTTTCCACGCAAGCGGTCCTGAGTCGACCAGTTATATCCCCAAGTACTATTTCGATCCCCCATGATCACCATGTCAACCGGGAAATCTGTTGTGACGTTACTTTGGCTTGTCTGAGCAACGGCTTTAAACACCTCCGTCGCATCGGTGGGCGTCTTCATCGGACCACGGCGGATGGCGATGTAGATATGGGTGTCGCCGTTCCCGTTGTAATCAGCACTTGAATTTGTAATCTGAAAGCCCGTTGCAGTCAGCGACAACGCATTAGTCAGCGTTTCTGCAGAACTATCATGCGGCATTAAGCGGGCATCATCTGACGCTGTTCCGTTGGTTACAATCCCCCGCATGTTGTCAAAGATCGTCCAAAAACTACCGTTTGAACTAGCGTTTTTCATCAGCACCCACTGCGGTTCCCAGCCCAAATCAATAACAGGTCCACTGGTGCTGGCATTCCCCGTATAGCTCCCACACTTAATTACACTTTCCGTGCCACCATCGCCAAACCCGCCAGCGTCGTGTGCAAATAAATAGGCGACGTAGGTGTTACCGAAGGCGTTGACGGTAGCCTCAGTGCCAACGGTAAACTCAGTACTGGTCGGTGCTGTGTCATTCCAGCGGGTATTGCTGTCGGCAGTTGCGGCAGTGCTGTTCAGCACCAAATAGTCAGTTTCGGGGTTGGCAGTATTGGCGCGGTGATAAACCTGCCAGTCGCCTGCGGTATCGGTGCGTTTGACGATGATGCAACCCGGCACGCTGCCAAGGTTATGGGCGACGGTGCGGTTGCTGCCACTCCCCGTATAAGTCACCACATCAAAGAACTTCTCCGCCTTGCGGAAGGTCCAGGAGGCGTAGTCATCGCCGTTGTTATTCCTTGCATCGGCAACATTACTTTGACCTTGCACAGTAAAACCACTGCTTCCGTGCTGGATCCCAAAGCTATTTGTGAAAACTGTTTGACTGTCAGTTTTATTGGTTCTTATCGTGGCGTTGTTTCCTCGCTCCGTATCCGATACAAGGTGGTCAGAGCCACTGGCATCTCGATTCTTAATCCAAACCATTCCCCCTTCACCTGTCAGATCAATCCCATTCGTGATCGTCTGCGTGGTGCCGTTGCCGGTGTAGAGGTAGGTGCTAAATACGTCTTCGATGTAAGCGGCGCCAGCTGGGGCAACTGCGCTAAGGCTGGCTGCTAGTGCTTTTTTATTCAACATCAGGCGTCACCCACGCGAGCGCCGTACACCTGACCGCCAACCTTCCATAACGTAATCACCGTGTAACCACTGGTATTTAACGTCGGTGCCACACCAGCATTGGTCTTCCACACCACGCCAGATCCACCAAATGTGGCATCAGTCCAAGTCAGCGTGTAATTCGTGCCATCGTTCACCATCAGCGTTACAGCCTCACCGTTGGCAAAGTTGGTGGCTTTCGGCGTACGGCTGGCGCCAAGCGTGATCAACTGCACACTGCCATTGCCCGGATCAATCTCAAACGCTACGCCATCGGTGATCGTATAAACGTCCTCCAGGATCGTGCCGATAATCGCCGGGTCGGTCAGCGTCTTATTCGTCAGCGTCTGCGTGCCAGTCAGCGTTACGTCGCCGCTGCCACCACCACCACCACCCGACACCCAGCTCAGCGTGCCAGAGCCATTGGTCTGCAGTAATTGACCGCTGGTGCCATCAGCAGACGGCAAAGTCCAGGTCACATTGGTCAAAACTGACGCCGGTGCCTGGAATGCAACCCAGTTGCTGCTATCCAGATCAGCAAACCGCAGGTCGCTCTGACCATTAAGCGTCACATTGCCGGTCAGAGTCCCACCAGTCAGCGGCACATAGGTGCTCGATGCAGTGCTGGTCGTCAGATAACCACTAATGCTTGCGCCAGTCGGGATGGTGACCGTGCCCGTAAAGGTGGGGCTGGCAATCGGTGCGTAGGTGCTGGCCGCAGTTGCTGCACTCAGCAAACCGAGGTTCGCAACAGTTACATCGCCAACCGTGACCCAGGCAGAGTTGGCTGCATTGCGAATCTTCAGCAGCGCCGGGGTAACGCCCGTATCAATCCACCATTGATAGGCATAGGTGGTAGACGGTGCAGTAGAACCCGAGTTTTGGCTGACGACCGCCGCCAAGATCGTGTTCAGCTCAGAGCGGAAATTAGCACCACTCTGATTGGCTATTGAGTAGTCGGTCGCCTGAGCCATTAGGTGATCTCCCTGCCGTGGCCGACAGCTTGGTAATCAAAAACCTTCGAGACCATGCTACCTCCACTGTCCCTAAAGGTCACGGTGAAGCCTGTACGAGAAACACTTGTGACCGCAAAGTAATCGCCCGTGTCCATATCCTGCGCCGTAATACCGATACTCGGCGTGGTGTAAAAGGCATTGGGGAAGGTGACGCTATAAGCCGAAGCGGCACTCGTAAGGTTGCGCTGGGTTTCAGTGCGGCGTTGTAATGCCGTAATCACGCCCAGCTCTTCGACAACGACGTTTTCACCTTTATTGCTGCTGGTCGCCACCAACTTGAACTGGAAGCCCCTGCCACGGGCAGTGTTATTGACAAATGGCTGCCAAGCATTCCAAGTCGGAGATCCACCGGGATCGGTATTTGTGGTACGGATGTAGAGACTGCAGTTAGCTTGCCCCAGGTCGTCACCATCCACGCTGTCCCACAGGTCGATCGGCTCCAAGCGGTCATCCCACAAGTTGCCGGGCTCGTAGGCGCGGGTCTTGAGGATGTTGCGAACATCAATGTCATAGACAGCACCGAGATCAAGCGTCTCGCTGAACTGGTAGCTGCCTTCGCTAACGGCACCGCCGATGTAGTCGATCAGGCTCAGGGCGTCCCAGTCGCCGTCGGTTGCCATGTTATCAATCAGCGTGCTCGATGCAAGGATCAAGCCGCCCTCTTCTGAGTTGTAGGACATTGACACCGTGGTGCCGTTGAACGGTGGGCTGTTGTCCTCCTCGCGGTATTCCTGGGCGACGTATTCATCCTGTGGGGCAGGCAGGTCAACAATTACGCTGGCAACACCAGCCGATTCATTGCCAAGGCTGTCAATTGCCCGGATGAAGTAGGTGCCTTCCAGCAGGGGGACGATTTTGCGCGTGCTGCTGCCATTAACAGCGGGCACGATGTCATTGGACTGACCCCAACTTGCGGTGCCATCAATCAGCGGCGAATGACGGATGCGAACCTTGCCGCCGATCTTTACGTCAATGTCGGTTGCCTGCGGCCAATACAGCTCGGCGTTTTTGTCGTCAATCGGCGCAATAAACAGATCCGGGATCGTGGTCGGCGGTGCTGTTTTGCCGATCGCATCAAACGTAAAAGTCGTTGGCGTTGAGGTTTTCAGTGTTGCCGAGACTGACACCACCTCAAAGGAGTAACGCCCTACGCCCGTGTTGATGATCTCGTAGTCGGGGGAGACCGACTCATGGATATTCCAGTTGCCATTGCCTAGGCGATACCGGACCTTGTAGGTCGTGCTGCTGATGACCGGGCGCCAGCTCAAGATGATCTTGGACAGAACCTGGCCGTTGCTTTCGTACAGCAGTTCCGTTGCCTTGATATCAGTTGGTGCCGGTGGTGGTTCGTTCAGATTGCTGATGTCCCGCGTGGTTAGGGGAACATCGCGCTCGACGTAGTTGTACTTGCTTGGGTTGTAGGAGATTGCCGTAATGTCATAACTGACCTCATCGCGCTCAGCGACCGTCAACACACGGAACAGTTGGGTCTCAATGCCGCTGTCCTGGTAAATCCAAATCGCACCAGGCTGGGGTGCATTACTGAAAGCACTGGCAACAGTGAACTCGTTAATGTTGCGGCTGCTGATCGTCTTGGTTTCGACGGTGCCATCCGGCAAAATCACCGACAACGTGGGGCTAGCACCAGAGAATCGGATGCTGCTTACGTCATCCACCGTGACTGTGGTGGCTGTGGCGCGGATGATTCTTCCGCCAGTGCGCTCTCCAGATCTGACCGGATCCGCAACTTGAATCACCTGCCCAGGACGGATAACAGCGCCAGCATCAATACCAGCGGTGAAGCTGACGGTTTCCGACTCGTTCTGGGACGTATAGATCAACCACTCGCCAAGACGCCGTGCTTGTGACCGGCTGGTGCAACCGAACGCATCAACCTCAGTTTTGATAATGCCGTAACGGGTAATTGAGGTTTGGTCCTCGACAACTTCAAACGATGTATCGCGGGCGCCGTTGATATCAAAGTATTTGACAATGGCAACGTTGCTGCGAGTTTTTAGACCGCTGCCTGAATACGCAAATCCTTCCTCAGTGACATTGCTGGTATTGAACAGATAGGTGGGATCTGTCGGGCGATCCTGTGAGATCGAAATGCTTCCTGCGCTCCAAAACGGCATTGCGCGGAAGATGGACGCCATCTGATTGATGACGTTGTAAGCATCGTCTTGGGTCTGGATGTTGACATTGCAGCTAAAGCGGGGCTCGGTGCCGCCATTGCCATCAGGTACCAGCTCGCTGCAATACTGCGAAGCGGCATAGAACGACCACTTATCTAGGTTGCTGGCAGTGATGAACTGCCCTGTGCCGTAGCGCTTGGAGGTCAGTAGGTCCCACAAACACCAGGCAGGGTCTGTCGTCCACTGGGCGTTAGCAAACGTGCCACCCCAGACGCCGGAATAGGTAAGCGCACCAGTAACGTTGCTTACGGTGGCGTTGTTAGGGATGGCAACTTTAATGCCACGGATGCGATAAGAGCGACTTGGTACGCTGCCAAACTCCGCTGAATTAACCCTCAGGCCGATCAGGGCGCTGTTTGGATACCGCAGGCGGGCATATTTAATTTCGGTGTAGGAAGTCCAGTAGATGTCACCAGCAACATTGGGCTCGGTGAAATCTGGGGTGACACGCACCACACGCACATCAACAGGTAGCGAACCAGTGAAGTTGAAGCGGATCTCTCGCTGATACAGGTCGGTGGTGCGTCCGACAAAGTTATCGAGAATAATTCGGACAAAAGGTCCGCCGTTATATGAAACTTCAATAGCGAAATCAACCGCCTCACCAAAGATGTCACCGTTTGATTGGTAATTCTGAAGCTGTGGTGTGGAAAGCGTTAGGCGCAGACCGTTGACGCCAGCGGTTGAAATTGTGCGGGTGACCGGCGTGTCAAAAGTGATTTTTGTATTGACCGGATACTCAGATTGAATAGTCCGCGACAGAGGAATAAAGGTTTGGTCCTGCGTGCCGTATCGCGTATAAAGCTGTACGTCTTTGAAGTTGTAGTCCGAATCCTGTACGGCTAATGGGTTGGCACCAGCACGCAGGATTGGCGTATCGTCCAGAAATACATCTTTAAGCAGTGCAATGTTGTATTCCGGGGTGTCACGGCTATAGGCTTTTGCGTTAGGAAAACCTTCAATTTCACCTTCGCAGATTAGATCCAGAATCTCTGCATACTGAACAGAATCAAGGTTGTCTGGTGTTACTGATGGCGCATAAATCGGAGGCGAGGCATAAATAACCTGCGTGGTAGCGCCACTGCCGCTGCGACCACCGCTGCCTCGAATCTCGGTCATGTCGTTACCTTCTCAGTGCTGGTGCCAGCAGAAATGACGATGCTGCCGACGATGCATTCACCGTAGACAACAGGCACCGGGATGCCTTGACGTGACACGTTTTGCACGCCGCTGAAACTATATGAACGCCGGGGGTCGTTTTCAGCGTCTTGCCCTGAACCGCCGCGACCGCCTGACACTCCAGCATTCAGCTGCGGCGTTGGGGTTAGAAGTTGAGCGACTCCACCAAGGATAAGAGCTGCGCCGACAGCGCCGATTGCTGTAGCAGCGGTTCCACCGATTAAACCCATGCTTATCGCTGCGCCAGCACCTGTAGTTCCACCAAGACCTGCGCCCAAACCAAGAAAGCCACCAGCAGCAGGACCTAAAACAATCGCAGCGGTAACCAAAGCCACACCCGCCAAAATCTGCGTTGTTGCGCCACCCGCACCAGCCATCACCGGGATGATCGAAATCACTTCCTTGTCCCCCGTTGGACCGTGCAATTCGCTGGGGTCTTCACCGATTGGCAGTGCTCGACTGCCGACACGCACCTCGTAATACTGGTCAGCCATGTGCTGTTCCAGTTGCGGGAAATTTGCCAGCAAAAAACGGATTGCCTCGGCGGCATTGGCGACCTCCGCCCGGAATACCCGCCGCTTCAGAAACTTGGCAAGGGCACCGTAAATGCGGATCGTTCGCAACATCTCACTGAAGCCTGCTGCTATGACGCAAGGCGCGTCCGGTGCTTTTCAAATAATAGCCGCCATAAACATCCCGACTACTGAGCCGTCCCATGACGTGGTGCAGGATCAACTGGTCACCAAGGTAGACAGCGCAGTGGTTCAGCTTTGAACTGTTTAAGCCCATCAGCACAGCATCCCCATACTGCAACTCCTCTAAGGAGATTTCCTGGAAACCCGTTGCCTTCCAACTGATGTCAAATAGTGGTGCGTCCTCAAATTCCTGCAACGTCACCGGGCGCTGCCAGTCACGCAGCTCTAGTCCCCATTCCTCCGCATACCAGTCACGCGCCAATGACCAACAGTCGGTAACGCCCCAAACCCATTCGCGTCCGATCAGCGGCGCCTTGTAACCAGTTGGCTGGATCTCATTCCAGGTTTCAAGGTGCGGACAGTAGATGTACCAGGGCAGTTTGCTTTTCTCGCAGGCGATGAGATCCGCTTGGCTGGCTTGTGCTGTGGTGAACGGATGGCTATGCACCACGCCAACGATCTCGCCAGTGTCTTCAGCCGCTGCCCAGTCCGCCGGGTCAAGGATGAAAAAATCGCTATCGACCGCCAGATTCCGGCACGGGACGTACCGTTTGCGACCTTTGATGATGACCACCAGCCCGCAGGCTTCCCGTGACACATCACTAGCGAGATGCTTGACGGCAGTTGTGCGCCAGGTCATGTGAAATACTGTCCCACGCCAGGGAAGCTGCCGAATGGTAAATCGACATTAGTGCCGAATCGCGCTTCGCAACTGGTTAGGCGTTTGCCGCATATATCCACAAAATCGCCGCCATCACCGGGAACTTTTGGCTCAATGTTGCTGGAATAATTGCTGCTCCAAATCGCGGAATTGTTGCTGTCGTACTGGACCAGGTTGCCGTCATTGCCAAGTAGCAGAGAGCCAACATTGCTCAATACGCCGTTGATTCGATATTGTCTACCAACAGGTGTAACCACGCCATTGGGATGATTGCGGAACGGATTGCTTTCGCTGGTTTCAAGGAATAGTTCCAGCCATTCATCCAGATACCATTTGCCGCTGCTGCTTACATAGGTTGCTGATGTCAGCGTCCATGATTTTGTTTGGTTGCTGTAATGCTCAGCAGGCAACGTGAAGTTGGCCGTGCCAGTGAAACTGAAGGTGACCGATCTTAGTCCAAAGGCGAAGATTCGACTTACGGTTTTTGTTTGACCTGATTGGGTATCAGCACTGCCGAAAATCTCCCAAAGAAAGGCGTGTTGCCGGTTGTCACCCGTTTCGGTTTCAATCTGTGGCTCGTCTGTGTTGCTGTAAGCGTTGGTGAAACGTGTGACGCCACCGGCTGTGATAGTAAGCGTGCCATTGTTGCTAAGTGCCAGTGTCGCCTGGGGAAACACAGCCGCACCGGGTTCAGCCGATTTGCCTGTCACCGTATGCCACAGAGGTGTGTCAGCCGTCTCGTTGACTTTGGTGACAGACGGCTCAGCACTCGTACCTGTAGCACTACGCCATAAAGCAGTGTTGTTAGCGCTGTATAAAACGAAATCTCCATTTTTTTCGAGCTTCCAGCGGTAGCCAGTCCACTGTCCATAGCTGCCCTTGTTCAGCCACCAGATTGGGGTGACTCCGGTGTTGTCAAGGAGCACTAGGTTGCCGTCAGCCTGGAAGTAGGCGAAATGCGCTGCGGTGTTGTATGTCCCGGTGTTCCAAACCGCCGTTCCGGCTTTGTCATAGATGACAAGGTTGCCATCTGTCTGCATCGTCAACCTGTACCAGCCGTTTTCGGAGTACAGCGTTTGACCTTTGTAGAGCTTGCTGCTTTCGGTGTTGGAGCACAGGATTTGGCCGGTCCCAGTTGGCAGATTTGGCGCCGGTACTGTTGTCGTTGAAGTGCTGCTGCCTATTCCGTAAATAACGAGGTTGCCATCGTTTTGCAAGACTAATTTCTTGCCTGCATACTGTGGATAGGAACCGTTATTGGACTTCCATACAGGCACATTACTGGATGTATAAAGCACCAGGTTGCCATCATCCTGAAAGTGGGCATATGTGGCGTTAGAGCCGTAGGTATCGGTACTCCAGACAGCGATGTTGTAATTCTGCGATGGTGGTCCGGTGAAGATCGTGCCCTTGCTATACAGCACCAAATTGCCGTCGTTTTGCATCGTCAACCGATACCAGCCGTTGGGCGAGTACAGGTTCTGACCGATGGTTAGTTTGCTAGCGCTGGTGTTGCCAGCAAGAATAATGCCTGTGCCGGTCGGGAAGTTTGCCGTTGGCGTAAAGCTAGTGGGCTGCAGGTACGAGCCAGCATTCCAAATCGCCTTGCCATCGGAGTAGCGATACAGCACTAGGTTGCCGTCTTCTTGGAACACGGCTTTGGACGGCTCCCCAGTGCCCGTGTTCCAGACGGGATCGTTGGCTTTGTTGTAGACGACAAGGTTGCCGTCGCGCTGCATTAACAGTTGATACCAGCCATTAGAGGAAGTCAGCGATTCGCCCGG